GAAATAATGCCGGATTTCCAGGATTAAGACTATACGTATTGACCATGAATGCACTACGACCCGAACCGTCATCTACACCAGAGTAGAGATCTCCTATATACTCCCGATGACACACCACGGTGCCCATAGTAGTATTTCGAACACTAGGAGGTCCCATCCCTGTTTTAATAGGACGGTCTAGTAGCGAATTCTGTTCAATCGTGTAATCCCCGAATCCAAAAAGACTAAGAAATGATTGTACACCCTCACCAAGAACGCTACCCAAACGCGAACCATAGTCGTCATTAAACGCATTAGTTTTTGCGGGTACTTTCTTAGCTGCTGGAGCAATAGACACAGATGGTTTAGCTTTAGGCTTAACAGGTGGCCTACTCTTCGGAGCATTCCCTTTGAGTTGGTTGTTGTTGTTAGGCTGTTTGGGCTTATTGACATTTTGCTTACCTTTTGTGGCTTGCTGTTGTTTTGACATCTTTTTCTCACACGCACCTACCCTGTAGTATAGACTTAGCTATAGTCCCGGATGGCCAGGGTCGACCACCCGTCCCCTCCCATGATGCTTGGGAAAGGTGCATTTCGGATTTGTTCCTCCATGCGTATGATACTCGTTTCATCTATATTATAACGAGCATATAGCAAATTTATCGCCTCTTCACGATCACACGGTCCAAAACCCTTCATTTCAACCCAATATTGTTTTTCGGTATATGGTGCAACGATAGCGTTAGTTAAACTAACATACCTATCGATCATAGTACCCAAAATTGGATAATCATAAGGAAACGAACCAAAACCTAAAGCTATCGCCTTCGCCGCCATCCGGTGCGCCTGTTCAAGCGACTGAGCTTGCTTATAGATATTCTTTGGATTCGTTTGAATCTTCCCCATTTTATTCACTCTACTTGGAAGTGGAAACCAATGGAACGAATCATGAGTAGCTGAGTATACCCACCATCCTTTTAGAAAAGTGGGACCCCCTCTAATCTCATTAACCTGGAGCTTGCTAATAAACCCCAATTCCTTGACTGAGGAAAAGTCCATTTTTGAACTATGCCACAGATCGTATAAAATTGCTGAGGCGTTTGAAATATTATTTCCCAACGTTGTGTCGGGCCCTCCTGAAAGACGTTGTATTGGAGCATCCATCTTAATCTTGGTATTTTCCTTCCGATCTAAAAAAATCGGAGTCATCCAATATGCACGGCGCAGTTTTTGTAACACTACGTCGCGCATCCCAAGATATCGTAGGACTTCGAACTCGACGTCTAAGCAATGTGCTCCTTGTGTACGATCGAATTTCGAATAATCATTTTCTACAGCGTCAATAATTGGTCCATTTTTCCGAAGTGCAAGCATATCGTCTCCTGCTATTATTATATGTATCTTCTTCGGTTCACCTGTAGTATATAAATCTTGAACAGAGCGGTTAAACCATAAATCCAGATCATAGACAGATATGCCTGATCCTATTTTAATGGTAACCACTACCCCACTCGGTGTCCGAATTTCTTTTGAAAGAAATTGTTTTAATACATTCATGCAATATTCAATATCCTTACAAGCTTCAGCCTGGAGATCCGGAGAAACAGCTTGTACAACCCTTGGTTTAATCGTTTTCGACGGTATACCATTGGGATGTTCCAACGAGATATCTATAACTTCTCGTGGATATAATGTTTCATCATGCTTGAGAAAACAAACTGTTTCAAATTTTATATCCCCTAATTTACGGCGTTCAACTGCAGTTTCAGCCCGTATCCTTTTTGCGGCGGAAATAAAGTGTTTAATCCAGTCAGCTCTTTTAATAGGCTCAGCTAGATTAAGTTTATAACAATCATTGCGAGCAAAGACAGACTCCCAAATAAACAAAACTTCTGCCCAATTTGAATGAAGAGGGCAGTCGGATTGCTTATTAAGATGGGGTGCCTTACGCCCACACCACCAATTTTCACACGCTTCTAAAGGATTATCCTGCGGCATTTCTTCCGTATTACGGACAGTATATGCCACCATAAATGCTTCTTTACCGACAGGTCGAACACCAATATAGAACGGAGTTATAAGAGGGTAGATACCAGATATATTGTTTCTTTCTTCTCCAAAACAATAATCCGGAAGAATCTCTCCACAGGTGAACGTTATGTATTCTGGGTATGTTTGGTCTACATGCTCGAGAATCTGATAATCGTCGACGAATTTTCTATATAAGTTATTTTTTTTACCGTCGTCTTCATCGTCATCTTTTGCTGCAAGTAACCAATACGATATAGAAATACAAGTGACCACCAATCCTATAAATAAACCCCATCCATATAAGGATCCAATTAATTTTAGAGGGAAAGTCGTGCCTTCCGGAGCACCCCATAAGGGAACCATCTCGAACGGACAAGTAGCGAGAAAGTTATTAAGGATGTGCATAAACACTGCACCAAGGTAACGGTGGTTTGGTCCAAAAATGCCACAATCGAAAGATCTATGTTGCAAATATTTAAATATAATGTTATACACCATATTTTTTGTAAACAACATCCAATTAACTCTTCCAGATTGAAAATCTTCGGCTGTGACAGGCTGGATACCAATATAAGGTCCAGCCATCATGGTAGCTTCTGTGAAAATAAGCCACCAAAACCCAAGATTATAGCGTTTGATAACCTCTTCATAAAAAGGTACAATGAACACAATAAACCACCGTTTATCAAACCGCCCAAAGTGTGGAATCCCGCCTGGTCTATCGAATGCTTGAATCACGTAATTTATGATTTCCCCAATTAAAGTATATAATCGGACCCCCACAGGAATATCAGATAACGGCGGATTAGGAAGCACCACCACAGTGTTATCCCTAACCTCTTCAGCAACCGCTCCAACAACACCTAATATTGGAGATATAGTCCGAACATAAGGAAATTTAACGCCTAAAGTCATATATATAGACCATGCTACTAAACCACCACATATGGAGCTGATCCACGGATTGTCTTTTAGTGCAAGTAATTTATCGCGCAACGCAGCTAAATTGGATTTCGACTGACGTATAAGGTCAACCTCCTCTGTTCGAGGAACCAATTCAGTGACGATTATCTTAACATCGTCAGGCACACTACGCCACATTATATATGCGAGGGTGTCCCGCGTTATCGCGTCCATAGAAAGGCCGTATCTAACACCGTAATCAAAGAGTATTTTCCACTCTCTGCTCTCAAACTTGGAAGTTATTTCTTTTGTGAGGGAGGTCTGTTGAAACGCCGTGCGATTTTTACAAACCATTCCGCTCCGATAACTTTCCGCGAAGTCAGGCACAAGCAGAGGTCGGCCCGCATCTAGGCCTATTATCTCCATTAAGGTGTTGATACTTTTAAAGCGCCGGAGGTATCCGATGATCGAATTTTCGAATACCCAACGTATTTTTGGTGGTCGATAATTCCCCGATTTCCGAGATAGCCATAAGTCGTTATGTGCGACCGCTAGGATGACATAGTCTAAAATAGTCTCCTGGCGAATCCACGAGACACCGGGTATCGCACTATACTCCCACCACAATTTAGAAGTTGCGTGGGGATGAGGAACCCAGAAGTCACTGGATCGACCAGAAACTTGATAGACCATGCCATTACTTACGAAAACGGGTGAGGTATCTTCAAACCTCACATCGAACACCATATTTTCAGGGAAATCTTGTTGAAGAAGGTACATCCGCTTGTACCTTAAGTTCTTACAATCATATGGGGATAAAAAATAATTATCCGTAGATATGATGTATGAATGCTCGCTTGGTAACACGCTAGGACGTTTATGAAGCAAGCGAGTATACTCGACATGATCCTTGGGGGTTATGAGAGGACGATACCACTCATATTTTATAGGACATAGGCGTGGGTCCATCCCCGTTTGGGTCTGGACACGATTATTAACAACCTCTATAAGTCCTGAAATTCGTTTACCCCCGTAATAGTCGTGTATAAAACAAGGTTTCCCTGTATACGTAGAGAGATAATCAAGCACAATTTTCCTAAGAATTATCCGTTCTCCAATGTCTCGAGCAACGGCTGCGTGTGGGTGATCATGATGACCACGCCCCCCGGCTAAAAATTTGTAGCCAGCTGTTTCCACGCACTTCTTCATATTCTCCGGTCCCGATATGGGCATAGAATCGAGTGTGGCAATAAACCATCGACACCAAATCTCGACTATCCTATTGTAAACAGGGGGCGCGATTCTGGTGTTGGTCCTACCAACCCCATTAAATGGATCCATGTTGTTTGTTTGGGCCCGGAGAGCTTGGAGTTGTACATTCACTTCTTGCAAAATGAATTTTTGTACCTGTGCATCATTAATCCTCCCGGCAGTTATAGTTTTATGTGAGCTCAAAGCCCTTGAAGGGAACGTAGTTCCTTGCAAAGCTAGAGTTTCTTGTGCGTCGAAAATGTCTATTAATTCTGTAAACATCTCACTATCTTCGGTGCG